TATAATGGAGGTGTTCAGTTTATAAACTCTTGTAATGAGAGCGCTATATTTAAAAATGAAAATATAGAAATTGGAGTTGTAGATGTTGATTTAGAAAAGCCTGAAAATTGGCATTCAGACATATTGTCCTTTAAACATCAATATAATGTAAAGTCAAAAAAATATTGTATCTTAAGAAAACCCACAGCGAACTGGATTAGAAATGCTAATGAAATGCTACAGGCTGCAATTGACCATAAAAGAGTTTTATTTGCTTCTAGGGCTATAGACTCACACTTTGATGAACAAAGAAAGAAAAATATACCTATTGATAAACTTAAATGGGATATGAAGATGCTCGGCTCGTCGAGGGGAGCCTTAATGATTGATTTCATTGATCACCAAAAGTCGATTGTTGAACTTACAAAAGCTGAATGTGCAAACATTGAGGTCATAGCTAACCCTCAAGGTTCCCAGTCTTTTAATTTGCCTCAAAACCTCAGAAGGCAAAAAGGACCAAATAGGGCCAGAAAAGACTCTTATTCTGCTCTAGTTTTAGGGAATTGGTTCGCAAAAGTATTTTTTGATTCAGAAAATGCTACCGCAGAAAAACAAGTGGAGAGCACTTTTGTTCCCTTTGCGATTTGAAAAGTTTAAAGTTACTTTTATAACTTTAGTGTAAACTTTAATATGCCAAGGAAATATACAAAAAGATCTGACTACTGGGACAAGTTTAGAAAAACAGAATATCCAATAGAAAGCTTACTTAATTCAGAAGGAGAAGATTATACTCCAGAACTAATTGGAGATAGTATTTATCAGTCTGTCGAAGCCTCCAGACTTTCTGAACCCACTCAAAGGACTTCAACGAGAAATAATAGAATTTCTATAAATCCCACAAAAAATAGATTTCAAAATATTAAAGATGGTCTTTTACCATTTGAATACTCAAAAGATTCCGTTAGCGTTAGAGAAGCTATAGAACTATGTCAGAAGGCTTACTTTAATATAGCCACATTTAGAAGTACTATTGACCTCCTCTCTGAATTTGCAGATTCTGATATATATCTTGAGGGCGGCACTCAAAAATCAAAGAATTTTATCAATGCATGGTTTAAGAGAATTAAAATGCACGACCTTAAGGCTCAGTACTTTAGGGAATATTATAGATCAGGGAACGTCTTCTTATATAGAATTGATGGAATCTTGCCTCTTAAAAACAGTCAAAAAGTATTGGAAGCATATGGGGCTAGTTCTAGATCCAAGGTTCCTATTAAATATTTAGTTATAAACCCTACAGATATAGCTACTAAAGGTTCTGTCTCTTTTAGTGATTATAGTTATTTAAAGGTTTTAACTCCCTTCGAGATTGCAAGGCTTAAAAGCCCTCAAACAGATCATGATCAAGAATTTCTAGACTCTTTACCAGAGGATGTCCAAAAAAGAATAAAAGGTGGAACGTCTATTACTAGTGGATGTATTTATATAGAACTGAATCCAGATTTCCTTCATCCGATATTTGCCAAAAAACAAGATTACGAGCCAATGGCTGTTCCTGCGGGATTTTCCGTATTAGATGACCTTAATAAAAAAATAGAATTAAAGAAGATCGATCAAGCTATACACCGTTCTATTGAAAACGTAGTTTTACTTGTAACTATGGGCGCTGAGCCAGAGAAGGGTGGGGTTAATCATAAAAACTTAGCCGCTATGCAACAAATATTCAGGAACCAAAGTGTTGGTAGGGTGCTTGTATCTGATTACACAACAAAAGCTGATTTTATTATACCTGATCTTAGAAAGGTTATTGGCTCTGAAAAATATCAAATTTTAAACAAAGATATAGAAGAGGGTCTTCAAAACATTCTAATAGGAGATACTAAATACTCCGACGGGAAAATTAAAATGAAAGTTTTCTTCCAGAGGTTGGAGGAATCTAGAAACTTATTTTTAAATGAATTTATAAACCCCGAAATACGGAGGGTTTGCAAGAATGCGGGTCTGCGTTCTTGGCCTGAAGTAAAGTTTGTTAAAAACGACACCATAGATGATGACAATTTAACCAAATTAGCAACAAGGTTGATGGAGCTTGGCGTATTAACCCCAGAGCAAGGGATGAAGGTTGTTTCAACTGGATCTTTCCCAGACCCGAAGGAAATGAATGCAGCTCAAGACAAGTTTAAAGACGAAAGAGAAAAAGGTCATTACTTACCTTTAGTCAATTCTATAAATTTATTTGACAAGGAGGAGGGCCAGCAACAAGAGCCGATAAAAGAAAAAGGAGGAGATCCCGAACCGAAGGACGCGGAAAAGCCGATATCTCCATCGGGGGGGAGACCTATAGGCGTATCTAATTCAAAGACATTTTCAAAGAAAAATATAGTTGCAACCACTAGAAAGGTTAATGAGTTCGAACTTAGAGCTTTTAGGGAGTTCGCTTCAAAATTTGGATTAAAGAGAATGTCCAAAGATAAAAAAGATTTAGTTTCCAATGCTTGTGAGTCTATTATAGTAGCAAAAGATCACTCTCAATGGGATGAGACCCTTGAGGATGTAATAAAAGATTTGGACTCTCTGGCTTCACTGGGGATACATGATAAGATCCTTGAGCTAGGAGCCGAACACCAATTGGATGATTTGTCTTCTGCAATTTTATATCACTCTACGCAAATTCCTGTGTAAAGGAGGTTATGCAATTGGATGATTTTAATATTTGTCAGTTTGAAAGTAAGATAAGGCAAATTAAAGAAGAAGAGTTCGAGTCCTTCGGTTTATCTGAAGGGTCCATAGCGGAAGCTGCTCAAACTTTATTACCTGAAGGCTTTGATCCAGAAAAGAATATAGATGTTCTTCCCGTTGTATTTAATTTGGCTAAAGTTAACGAGTTTAATAAAAATGGGGACGGTATCGATTCTAAAACAGCGGTTGCTGCTGTAAAAAGATTTATCAACAAGCCTATAAACATTGAACACAAAAAAGATAAAATAGTCGGCCATATGATTAATGCGTCCTTCTCAACACGAGAGTTTGACTTCAAAAATAACGACATTGAATCCTATACCGACAAAACAGAGCCTTATTATATAAATGCAGCAGGTTTGATTTATAGACAAATCTATCCACAGCTAGCAGATGCCATCATAGAGGCGTCTGATGATGATGAAGAAAAATATCAATCAATCTCAGCGAGCTGGGAATTAGCCTTTAAAGATTATGAGGTGACCTATGGATCGAATACTCTTGAAAATTCTAAAGTACTGGAAGGAAGCGAAAAAGAAGAAAAGAAACAGTATATAAAGGGTTTTGGAGGGGAGGGTAAGGACGAAGAGGGTGTTCCAGTCAACAGGTTAATTGTTGGGGAAACTTATCCGTTGGGAGCGGCTCTTACAAGAAATCCAGCAGCTGACGTCAAGGGTGTTTATCCGAGTAATAAAACTGAAGAAAATGCGGACGCAGAAAAAATTTCCCTAAATAGTAATAAAAATGTAAAGAAAGACGAATTTAAATTTATTTTTAATAATATGGACAAAGAACAATTTGACGAACTGATGGCCAAAGTTGGCGAAAGTGTCGCTTCCGTTGTGAAGCAAGACTCTGAAGCTTCAACTTTAGGCGTAATTATGCGTGACGCACTCACGGAGCATAGCGACTCTTGGAAATCCAAGATTGCGCTTGAACGGGAGGCTAAAGCTAAGGCTGAGGCTGATCTTTCTGAACTTAAGGCTAACCTTGATTCAACGAAAGAGGAATTACAAGCCCTCAAGGCTGAAGCTGAAGCGAAAGCTACCGCTGATCTTTTTAACGACCGTATGAATTTCATCGACGCTGATTATGATCTTAGCGAGCAAGAGCTTGAGTTAGTTACTGCTGAAGTGAAGGATATCGAATCTACTAAAGAGGCTTTTGAGTCTTATAAAGGTAAGATGCAGATAATCTTTGCTCATAAGCTTAAAGCTAACATTGAAGCTAAAGAAGAAGAGGTTCAGGCTAGAATTCAGGAAGCTGTCGCCAGCAAATCTGAACACGATTCTATAACCCTCAAAGACGGGCAAGCTGAGATAACCAAAGCAGAGGAAACTACCGAGGCAACTTCAGAAGAACCTGAAGGCGAATTGGAAGTTGAACCTGATGAAGAATCTGAAGCAGCAATTCCAAATAATAACGCTGAGGCGAGTGAAAGAATTTCTTTGGTCGAAAGACTTAAGAAGAGCTTCTCTGTAGAAGTATCTTAAATAACAAACAAACAATCAATAAACAATAAACAATAAACTACTAATTAAATATGGCAAACGAAATCACACGTTTACTGCCGTTTCGTCAATACGACGAGAATGATGTTATAAACTTCTATTCTCTCGACGCCGAAACAGGTGAGGCTGGTTCAGTCGTTAGAGTTAGCTCTGCTAACTTAGACGATGAACCAATCAAGTACGTCGAAAGAACTGATAGCAATTCTTGGGACGCTACGTTGGGCCACGGACTTTCTCTGTATCCAGAGGTGACTTATGAAGTTACTAAATGTACAGGAACTGGGGCAACTCAGCGTCCGTTGGGAATCATGCTACGGGATGTCCGTGCAAAAGATGAAAATGGAGAAAATCTTCTTTACTATCCACGGAAGAAAGCAGAACTTCAATGCGTTGTTTCTGGCGAAGCAGTACCTGTTCTTACAAGGGGACTTTTAACCGTAAATACTAGAGCACTTGCTGGTGGCGTTGCCCCAGCAATTAACTCTCTAGCGATTTGTGAGGTTAATGGAACTTTGACTGGTGTCGCTCACGATTCCGCAACCTCAGTCCAAAAACACGTTGAGGTTGGCAAATTCATCGCAACGGGACAACGAGTATCTAGTACTACGACTGACGCTTTCGCTGGTTCGTATGCAATCCTTAAACTTGAACTGTAATCGGGAAAAATAAACAATCATGAAAATTACAATTAAAAGAACCGAAGATCAGTTGGCCCTTGTGAGAGCAATGGCTTCAACTAATCGAGAGGAAGCTTATGAGGCACAAGCAGCCGTAGCTGAACTTCTAGGACCAGTGGTCTCCGAAGTAATCAACAACGCTCCTACAGTGGGTAATCTATACACCAGCCTTTCTTATGGTGAAGATGACAATCCATCACTGCCTTTAGATCTCTTCCACGACATTACTGACGAGAACTACATTCAGGTGTACTCTCAACAAGTAGCTGGCGGCCTTCCATATAGCCAAGTCTTTCCTGCTCATAACGAGCTTAAGTTTAGCACATACACTCTTGATAGCGCTCTTGCGTTTGACCGTAAGTATGTCAAACAAGCT